CAGGGCGGTAACGAATCGCCTTTTCCCCCGCTAAGAGTAGCCAAGCCCACAAAATTATAAATTAAAAAGGCATATCGTCATCAAATTCCACCTTTTTACCTGTAGGCGTTTCCAATGGTCGCGGGTCATTAATGTAAGCCCAACCATTCCAACCACCATCCATAAGCGGAGTTACATCTAGCTTGAGCATATCGCCATTTTTAGTGTCAATAATGCTGCCAATTTTTGTGTAACGATTTTTCTTTTCACCTTTGGCGTTGGTGTATTGACCATTGATAACTGTGATTTCTTTAAGAATTTTAGACATTATTTACCTTCGATTAGTTTTGTTAACTGGCTTACTTGCACATCAACTTCAGCCAAAAAGTTGATTATTTCTGCTTCCATTTCAACAATAAAAGCAGAATCACGGGCAACGCGCTTAACAAACAATTGCGCCTTTGCAGGCATTCTTGGGTCAAACACTACATAGTCGCACCATGTTTTTTGCGTACACGCCATTTGCATCTGCATTTGGATGTAATATTTTTGAGGCACTTTGCCTGTCAGCAAGGTGTCAATCATGGTTGCGGTGTTTGGACATTTAATTTCAACAAGCCCATCATCGCCTACAAGCCCATCCGGTGACGCGCCAGCCCATTCAATTGTGGGATGCTGCACAAAGCCTACTTCCTCAACCATAAAGCCCGTAAACGCTTCATACGCCGCCCGTGCAAATGGTTCTTGTGCAGTACCCCAATCCATCGCAGCATTGCTAAACGAATCTGCTTTAGTTTTTGTAATGCGCTCAACCACTAATTGCGCCATGTAATTGTCGCGGCTTGCGCTGTACCCGTTTTTTGTCTTTGCCATTAAATCGGCAACTTTGCTTGCGGTTACTTTGCCCAAGCGTTGAGCAAACCATTCTTCTGTTCGTTGGTCATCAGACATTTTTTAATTCCTTTACACGCTTATTTTTTACTTCAATTACTTTTGCTTGCCAAGTTTGATTACCATCACAGCAGGCGTAAGCCCCGGTGTAAGCAAGTTTTAATTCATCTAAAGTTGCACAAGATGCCATAACAATTAATTGTTGTTCAATAAATTTAACGTTTGGTTCGGACTTTTCTACAACTTCGCGTTTGCGTGATGCAGCGTTGCCATCATCATCTTCGGGTGCTATGCCAGCCGCTGCCATTAGGCTATATCTACGCGCATAAGTAAGTGCTGACCCATACCCCTGCGGGTCTTGCTTTGCAGCGGGAACGTGCAGTTTGCCGCAATCAATTACTTCGCCCGATTCGTGAATAAACGTGGTGCTAACAATCACGCCATCATTGCATTCATGCATGACTTGAATCATGGCAATGCCGTTGTCGTTTAATGCGTCTATCACCGCTTCAACGCAAGCGGATAAGTCTGCATATTTGCTGCGGAAATGCGGGTTTGTGCTTGTTTTAAGTGCTGGCCCAAATTGTTTTTGTGCTTTGACCAAAGCTGTTGCTATTTGTTTCATAATGCCCATCCATATACCATTGCGTATGCTAAAAAGATGCCAATGAACATGGCAAGCGAAATGTCTGCTAATTTTTTCATGATGTGTCCTAAAGATGGGGGACAAGCCCCCATAGTTAATTAAATGTTTGCAAGTTGTTCAGCAGTAGGAAATTTTAGATAACAAGCATCTAAAACACCTCCGCTAACTTTTGAACCGTTTGGTAAAAAGTATGTGAGTTCAACAGTAAAATTTTCGATTTTTTCAACTGTATAAACAGTAGCATCTGGCAATGTGTTGGTAACAACGTTCATGCCTTTTTGAAGTTCTTGACGTTTCATAAGTTTCCTAAATAGACCGCTACGGGATGTTGCGGCATGAGTGAATTATAAGCTAGATTACACACATCCACAGATTTTTTTGCACTTTTTTTAAAAATATTTTTAATGGGTTTTGCGTTCTTGATTGTTTTTTCCAATGACCAATGGGTGTAAGTTGCGTTATAATGCGGCATGGAAAAATCAACCGCAATCAGACTAGCAGGCAGCGTACAGGCGTTGGCAGACCTGTTAGGTGTGAGCCGCCCTGCAATTTACCAATGGAAATTGGAAGTGCCAACGATGCGCGTGTACCAACTCAAAACGTTGCGCCCTGAGTGGTTTCAACAATGACCGATTCGCCAAACTTTAAAATTTGGGAAAAAAAAGAATTGGCAGAATGGGCAACTTATGCCTACACAACCATTCAAACAAATCAAGCGGAAATTGAACAATTGCGGCTCAAGATTGCTTCCATTGTTGAGGAACTGCAAGGCGTTCGCAACCTAATTGCAAGCGTTGTTGACCCGCTATGACAAGAACAAGGCGCGTTCATCTTTGCGCCTGTTTTGCAATCCTTTAAGCGGTTTGCCGCCAACCATACAGTATTTCAGAAGTTCTTCCGCAGCGCCTTGCATATCGCCGCGCAAAACCTTTTGACGGAGCGTTGACCGCTGTAATGTTCCCAAACCACAATTGAAGCTAAAAGATACCAAAGCATCAAATTGCCCTTGGGTAAAAACAACAGGGCAGAATCGCTCCACCCCAAGTTCAAAACGTCTAAGGTCTGCTGCAAGTATTGCATCTATTTCTTCCATGCTAAATTGACGGTCATCTTCTGGTTTAAGCAAAAAACCCATTCGCTGGTCAAGCGGCAATTTTCCTTGTGCTGGATACAAAACATGACCAACGCCAATTGTCCACATTAAAGCACTGCACCTATACGGGCGCTGCCTTAACCCTTCGTGATGCTTGATTGCTTTCAATGCTTTTGGGGATACGTTCATTTTTTCACCACGCTTTGTACGCAACCAACTTTGTAGCCAAGTTCGCGCCATTCCTTTGCCGCCCGTTGACAAGCGGATTCGGTTTCAAAATAGCCCACGACAAGAATGCTATTCATGTTAATGCCTGTAACTAAGACAAGCGTCCAAATCATTTGCCAAACGCTCTGCCGCCAAAGTGGAATGCTACGATTGATGCAAACAATGCTTGCGTATTGCTATCCCAAAGTTTTTCAGCAAGTTGAGGAAACTCAATGCCCTTGTTGTACCCGTAGATAAACAAACCAACATCTACAAACACTAACAGGAAAAAGAACCCTAGCGTAATAAAAGACCGCACACCAGCACGCAAGTCTTTCATCCATTGGCTTGTGCCTTCTTGTAAAGATTCATCATGCTTGTAAATTGCGTTCATTTCGGCAACTTGAGCATTGACTAAATTTTCGTTTGTTTTGGCGTTTGTTTCTAGTTCTAATTGTTGCGTGTGTATTTGCTCTACCCGTTCTTGCGCTTCAAAGCCTGCTTTACGCAGTTCTAGTTCGCGTTCAATCTGCATTTGCGCTAAAGCAAGTTCATGCTTTTTGTCGTTGCGGTCTTGAAAAAATTCTAACAATTTGGGCAAGCCGCCCATCAAAAATGAGATTAGAGTTGAAAGAATCGTAAGCATTTATTTCCCCATTAAAAGTGTAAGCCACCAAAAACACAAACCCAACAATAAAATAATTAATGCGCCTGCTATCAACCAAGTTAAAAAATCGTCTAATTCTTCTTTACGTTTTTTAGCTTTATTTTCTTCCAATATTTCTTCTACTTTGCGTTTTTGAATTATGTTGTTGCGTTCTACCATTAATTGCTGCCACAAATCAGCGTGTCCTGACATGACCATCCAATTGTTCAATTCCCTTTCAGCGTCTGCCAATTGCTTGGCTTGCATCACTATTTCAAACGCTTGCGCTGTATCGGACTTCGCAAAATTACTTTTAGGCTTAGAAGCTTCTTTTTGAACAATGTCCTTTGCCTCAAAAAATTTCATCATTTCCCCGCCAATGGCGTGAATGTCTTTGCCCATTTTTATTGCTGCTTGTACTCCTTTAATTGCGGCTTGGGCAGTCGCAAAAGCGGTGATAGGGTCTATCATTTTGCATAGGTTATAAACGTAAAGACTACACCACCCATGCCCATCAACATTGCTCCAGCCGCATTCATTATGATGCGTTCAAGGCGTTTTAACCGCGCATTAATTTGGTCATACCGTTCTGCACAAACGGCTTCATGAGAATTTAAACGTGCTTCTGTTTCAGTCATAATTATCTCAATTCTGCCCAATAAGTTGGTGTTACTGTACCAAAATTTACTGACAAAACATACGTTGTGCCGGGAGGAATAATTGCTCCTACTTGTGCTGTTAAATTTGCAAGACTTTGAACTTGCCCTCCAGATATTAC